GTACCCCCTTCTCTTTGGTCACCTACGGGTGTAGGTCGAAGTAGTTTTTGCTTAACCACTTCGTACGACCAGGAGAGGACACTTGAACATCCATGAGGTCTTCGGGAAACCAAAGACGCTCACGGTGCTGAGTGACTCTCAGATATTCGAATAATCGAATATCTTCGTCGTCAGGGTTTGGTGCAGCGTACTTCGTACTGCTACAACCAGCTCGAAACACGAATTCCTGAAAGGATTTCGAGTATCGACCCTCCGTTATGTGCCAATTGGTAGGTTCAGGACTAAATAATCCTGAGCTACCATCGACACTAAACGGAACTTTAAGGCCATCAGGGAGCACCGAAAGTGCTCGGATGACCCAAAGTCTGACAGTCGGCAAATGACCATAGCAGTCATTTGCGAGATCGATCAGCCGTTCAATTGTCGACGCGTCACGAGTGTCGACGACTAGACCGCAAAATGAGCGGGATAGTCGGACAGGGGTGACATCATCACCATTGAGAAATTCACCGCCACAAGATTCTCGATATATCAAAGGAGAATCAGTGTAGGTGTAGGATTTCTCCACATTCGGAGTAAATCCATTCAATTGTAGACGCCTAATAACGGCATCTGCATATTGAGATTCAACGATGATGTCGTCGCCGTATACGCGATACTCAGATGCGTAGGGACGGCCTCCCACCTCTTGGATCGAGGCTTCCACAATCGCCGCAAAAACAAGACACTCAATGGGGAAGCAGAGTGCTGACCCCATTGGAGCGAACTTGTTGAGCTTAACCGTGTCCCCGTTTGGTAATTGGGCTCTTTTTGAGCGACAACACCATACGATTTCACGGAGAGCAGATTGGTGGAACCACTTTTTCACTAAGTTCCAGGAAACACAATCGCTGGCTGCAGATAGGTCAATGGTGGAAAAGCTTCCATCTATTGAACCTAAGAATGCAAGTTCGCGATTTAATTCCTGTTTCTCTAGTGAAATTCGGCGCTTCAGGTAGTTATGATTCTTAATATAAGAATCTATCCGCCTGAAGAATCCTTGTTGGTACCATTGTAGCGTTGTCGGCTCCATACAAATTGTGCGGAGACTCGACACACTCTTAGGTACAAAACGCACTCGGGCAGTCCTTTCGAAACTACCTCGAGGACGCGGTGTAACCGGTCGTTCATTCAACCGATTATCCAAGTACCGTGTCCAATCATCTTCACCCAATTTCTTGTACTTAAGTGCAAGATTAGGGCGTTTCAGATCAGCTACGGCACCGGGACCGTGTTGGAATTCAGCATCTTGATATAAGATACTGAATCTAACATCGTGCACCCTTGGAAACCATCTCGATATGATCGGTCCCTCTTCGTCCGTTGGTAAAACGGACTCAAGAGACTGTTCAATACGGAGATAGTCCTCCATAGCCTTCTGTCTCAGGTCTGGGACGTCCCGGAGGGACAACCTTGACAAGAAAACAAATGACGTATGGAGACGCCGAAAAGTGTCTGTGGATGTTTCATCACACCACAGCTCGATCAACCCCCTGAGCGGGAATAAGATATTACCCGCTCTGATCCTTTCACTGCTAAGATGGCGTTTAAAACCATCGTAGGAATCAGGTTCGCCATTAATACAATTCTGTATTAATAGCTTATCTGCCTCCTTAAGCAGCCCCACCAAATCCATAAGGTCTGTATTAAGCACATGTTTTACATGTTGCTTTACATTCCAG